AGTAAACCGAAATCTACTATAGAAAGGGGCTTGTATGGAAAGACCTGTCTGAGTTTCTTGATTCAACAAACTCATTCCCTCAGCTCCATTGAGCATTGATAAAGTAGCCACTCGATCTAAACGATCATTTGTGTCCACACCTACCGTGATGATATTTGAATCACCTACGGCAGTCCTTTGTTCAATGTGTCGCGTACAAGTCAGTGTCCGCGCAGTATCATCCGAATCGCAATTAAAATGCCAATTCATAGACCCACGCATACCAACAAACATATTCGCGACATGAGTGAAAGGAATGACTTTGTTCCAGTTAAATTCCCGGGTTGCTCCTCCGTCCAAGGTATTAGCTTGCTGAAAACCTTCAGGTGCATATCCATACATATACGGATACCTTCCTTGCAAAGTATTAAAAATTGTGAGAAAGGCGTTATCCGTGCCGTTAAAGGCGAGAACTCTGCATAAAGACGTACGTCTTAAGAGTTGCCTCAAGGATAGTACAGTTTCTCCCATATAAACCAAATTAAGGTCTGTATTAGGAGTCTGGTTAGCTCCAGCAAGATTAATTTCCTCAACATCTCCCATAACAATCTCCGTACCACTTTGGGCTGGTAAATTGTATTGTGGTTGAAACTGCGATAAATTCTGATTCAACTCAGCAGGAGTTGCAAACTCCATATTATCAGCAGCTCTGACCGACACCATTACTTTGATATCAGCACTAGCCACAGGAGACGTCTGGGAAGTATAAACCCACACGGAAAGCTGTCCATTTTCATACCTATTATTTGGTGCATCCACACTGCCAGCAACGCTAGAATATTCTGTGCGATCATAGACCTGTCGGTTTTCTAACCAACTAGTCAGTTGCATGTATGGAATGCGCACCTCAACATCAGGCTCAGAAGTTATGTCCACAATACGATTGTAATTAGTAGACATGTACTCAAAGGCGTTAGCCGCCGTACCTGTAGTAAGAGGATCCCAAATAATAATGGCTCGTCCACGATGGTATTTAGAGCAAATAAACCGAAATCTCACCACAACATCACCATGCCAAAAGCGAAACAACCTGGAAATATGTTCCATGGGAGTTCCTTGTATGGTGGTTGAGGCCGTAGCAAAATACGGTGCAGCATTGTATAACTGAGGAGTCACATTCATTGTGAACAAATTCTCTCCAGCAACATCAGCTGCAGTCCAATCAAATTGAGTCAAATAAGATTCTCTCATGACAATGGACTTTATTTCAAGCTCATCCTTGCCATCCAAACCACTTACGCGTGGATCTACAGTAAGCTCATTCTTTGGATCGAGCGTTAGCTTTTCCAATGGTTGTCCAATCTCTGTTGAAGAGAAAGAATGAAAGGGCAAATCTTTGAATGGTTTAACATCATCGATCACCGGCACATTCGTCCAACCAAACCAACTAGCCACAGTACCCACTTTGCTAGCCACACTTGAAGTGGCCATCATCATGGGACCAATGACTGGAAGATCAGTGAGCAGTCCTGTTGCCTTAGCGATAGCAGAAGCTGGTTTAGAGATGGGGCCATTCTCGGCATACTCATCACCTGCTTGGACAGCCATAGTATAAGTAGGACCACAAATACGAACATCCTCAGCATAAGCTATGATTTGTATGTTCACATCAGTACCTGCGATAGTATTGGCATTAAGGAGAGGGGTAAAAGACTGGAAATATAATCTTCCCATGTTACTCAAATCATTTGAACTAGTTGCATTCAACCAATCCTTGTGATAGAAGAAGGGGAGTTTCATCTCGCCACCCTGATTACATTGTGGATAAATATAAATATGTGGGCGTTGAGATAAACCAATCAATTCCTGATCAGCATTTTGAAATTGCTGCTCTCCAGGTCTGAAGTTTCTCATCGGCTCATAACTAATAATACCAAAGCCGTAGTAAAAATTAGAAGCATTTATCATCACTTTAACGCGCAAATTGCAGCTAAGCAAATAATAATTGTCCAACTTCCTCTTAATCGCATCATTATTGAAAAAGAGAAACCACGGATCAATAAAATAATTGAGGTTGGAACTCTCCACCCATGTTTGTGTCGAAATAACGACTGGGCGGGAAAGAAATTCCGATAAATCCGCATTTGGTTTGTACGAATCATAAAAGGTATTGTCCGTAATGGGGTTGAAATCAATCATGTCCCCCGGATTTTCATCCTTATAATGAAGTACTTGTTGTTGTGCAACATCTTCGGGTTGCACTTCCGATCCAGCAACTTTATCCTGGCTGGATGAGGATGCGTTTATTTGGTCGCCACCATTCATCATTGTTGTAGCAAGTCATATTTTTAATAACAAAGGATTGACTCAAAACCAATGTTACGATTCCAAATATAGTGTATCAACCAACACTTCTCTAAAAAGAGATTTTGAGGGACGCTCTGGTAGATATATTATAGAATCCACTCTTGCAATATTTTACAATTTGGAAAAATTTAATAATGCACAGTAACTATTCTACAATAAGCACTTTTGGTTCGCGACCTGCACTCAAAGGCCCGCACTCTATTTATCGTCTTTCGTACTAGACAGGGTTGAGATTTATTCATAGGAATTAAATCTCTTAACCAATGAAGACCAAGTAGGAAATGTACTTTCATTCACATGAACATCTAATGTGTGTTCACCCAACGAAGGGTCACAATCAACACATTCTATATGATGCACCATGGTTTGGAAGAATACTTTTCTTCTCAGAAATTCTTCCCGCCCATAGAAAAAGAAATCAGTAACTGAATCCTTAACTATATCTATTGCTTGCTCCCCAGACCAAACCGTCTTAGATTTGGTCCAGGTCAAAAGTCTCTTTTCGATTGATTCATACTCAAGAGGGGCTAAATATGCTTCGAGTTCTTCATTATAAACCCACCTTCTTTTTAAGAAAGTAGCTTCACTAATGTTGATAAAGGGAACTGAAAGAGTTTCTTTATCAGGCATTGTGTATCCAATACCAATAGAACCCAACATATTAGAGATACTAGTATGATGAAACCAGCTTATGGATGTGCTAATATTCATAATGTTATCATCACCGTAAGTCATCAAAGCAACTCTTGACTTAAATGAACGAACTTCTCGATCCGGGTTCAATTCCAAATAACTATATCTGATATATAAAGAGTTGACAAGACTATTTATAATCACAGTTAACGGATGTCCTGAAGGATTCGATCCATAAAATTGGACTAAATCGCCATTAAAATCAACAACTGGAAATGCTGTGTCATAAGCTATACCCCATAGAATCTTTTCATCATCTGCAGTGTAATTTCCAGAAGCTCTACACAAGTCAATTAAGATCTCGAAAGCAAGCAGAATAACAACTGGTGACATTTTCTTGTCATATTTAGAATAATCACCAGCCACTATTCTGTCAACACCAAACTGTGTTATATACTCGTAAAAACGAGTCCACTGCCTGGATTGTACAATAATGCCTGGGGCGGCTTCAAAAGCAAATTGATTATTTTGAATCAATCTGCATGCTGAAAGAAGAAATTTTCTCACAACTATCGAAAAGGCGAACGGAGCTCCCGTAAAAACCCTAGTTTTACCCATTTGAGCTTTTTCCTTTGTTACTGCCTCATCCTTAAGATGAGCACAAAACTCAGGATGGGCACGCTCTCCTTTCAAATAACAATCTGTAATTCGCCTTACACGATTCCAAATTTCTTCTGAAACTTCGACAGGATGCATATTATCACCAACAGCTGGGATAGGTCTCAGAAACTTTTTCTTCGAACACTTATCCGGATTGCCTGTGCTAGTGTTTCTAGGCATCTTATCAACGAAAGCGACTGCTGCGCATCCATTGATAGTAGTGAAATCATCATATGGTTCTAAAATACTCAAATCCAAATCAGAGTCCAATATATCCATCAAAAAACTTTCTTTGCAAAGTCTTAATTTTGAATAATCAAAATCTCTAATAGGATTAACCAATTCTAGGGCCGCATGTCGCCATGGAGCCCAACCTGTCATTTGAGGTGCAGCATATTTATCCACAAACCCTCTATCTGTCAAATAATTGAACATAGGTGTTTTGCAAACAGCTGTTTTCATGCTCGGTTTGAAACCAGAGAATGATCCAGCGACTTGAGCAGTACCATCTTCAATATATCTGAAAACAGATTTGGGGGATAATTTACCCACTTCACGCTGAATTGTAGCGGATGAAACTTCCACATAACCACTTTGTATTAGCGGCAGATTAAATGCAGAAAGTTTCTCCTTTATCCAAGATTGATCTACGAAAAGACCAATACACACTCCAGAAGATCCCATGACATGGAAACCAGTAATAACTGGACCTAGTCTGGTAAATTCAACATAGAGTGAACCACAATCACCGTTGACTGTATTTTCAGAGGGATGACATTCAATGACATCGCTTGTAATACCCAAAGATGTGAGTCTAGCATTATTACGCCGAACACATTTGGTTAACAAACGTCTATCAATCATGCCATTTGTTCTTCTCCCTAGAAAAGTACAATTGCCAGTAGTGAAAAATGTAGATTTTGGATATAGTTCTACTATACTACGCTTAGGTGGCATATTTGGCAAATATAGCAACGCCAAATCACGCTCGGGGTACAAGTGAACTTGATCTTTACTAACAAAGAAATTCAAATTCATACTAACTCCAGAGCGTGTCTTTTGGCTCACCACTTCTAGATAGAAACCTTCAGGAAAATCATCCAAGGCATGCTTGTTGATCATATAAAATTGACCTTCAAGACAAATACCTCTCGTAATCTTACGAGGCTTCTCGCTCCCTATAAGGAAGCAAATTACGTTACGACACAACAAAGAGATCAATTGTTCCGCAGGCAAACTCTTATAAGAAGTAATTGTTGGAGATAAATCCAAAGCATTAACCTCATATTTGTCCGCATACCAAACATTCTCTCTTTTTTGTTTATCCGGTCGAGGCGTGTTTCCCTCCGAGGCATCTTGCACCTCATAAACTACACTACTTCGCAGCTTTGAAATCAAAAGACCAGAAGCTAAAACACCAGCAAAAATGCCGAGTATAGCTGGAGCTCGCATCGAATAGTAAGCTCTATCTCCTAATCTTCTGATCCATCTACGACACACACGTTTTCCATACCACATGAAAATACGCGTGGTTATCTTGTACACTAACCAGTGCTTAAACCTATTAAAATAACCTAGTAGGTTGGAAATAATAAAACCAAATCCAACAAACCATGGTCCTAGGAAAACAAGATAAGGTAGTATGATACTCAAGAGAGAGACTGTCACACCAAGAAAATCGCCTACAGCTCGAGGATTAATAAGCCCAAAAGCTTCATCTCCAGCTTGGATACATCCACACAAATTAGTGGGAAGGGAGCACATCTCACAAAGTTCAACTTGTCGCATTGTAGCAACACTTTGGGACATCGCTTCAGCTACCCTATCGTGATTTTCAATGGCATCGTTTAAGAAAACCAAGAAATCAGCTAAGGATACCTTATCCAAAATTTTTGTTCGTTCAGCGTGAATTTGCTTTCGCTTTCCTTCTGAATCAACAACTTTAACTGGATCAACTTTCTCTACAGTCCAAGTCCACCAATCAGGGTATTCAGAAGCTTCATGATTAACTTTCGTTGAATCTAGAAAACCTTTAGAACATTGATATTCTGCCTTAACCCTTGGCGTAATAATGTAGGGAAAACGCCGTTGGACAGCAGATGGACATGAAAAATAGGCATGAGCATTAAGATTCTTAGTATTGGTAGTTGCAATAACAAGCTTCGCTCGAAGAGGTGTTGTACCTTTCTTCTCTATAGCAGCTTGTTCAGGCATATATGGTACTCCATTAATAATCTGAAGCAACTCCATCACAGATGGATCTCCATTAGGGGCTGCATCGGGACGCATAAAAGCCACATCATCCATAATTAAAGTGTGTTGATGCGGACCAAAATTTGTCCAATGTTTTGACCCAGGTGATACTGTGAAACACATAGAATCATCCTGCGGAAGACCTTGTTTCTTAGCAAAATGCAATCGTAGCATATCTTTAATCGAAGATTTTCCAATTTTAGAATCCCCGTATATTAACAGGGAAAATGGAACATCGCGATTCTCACATGCGATTGAAGTTGTCAATAAATCGCACTGAATTAAGTGCAATTGATCAACCATTTTACGAAGTGATTTTCGCTCAAAAGATCCAAAAGACGAACAGTATTTGACTATACTTTCACCTTTTTCAATAGTCTCTTTGAGTTTAACCAGAAAAGAACTTTCAATAAATTTCTTTCCAAAGACTTCCTCGTAGGCAAGCGGAGAGTGCATATACTTAGCTTCCTTGCTAATGGAAGTGTAATCATCATACCATTTTTCATAGGAAGAACCTGAATGAAAAAGTGGTTGAAAACTTCCAGTTTTCATGATTTGATAACCACGTTCACAGAGAAAGAGCAAAGTGTCTGCACAAACTTCTAGAAAATCCGTCCGTGAGTGATATTTCTTGCGAATAGCTTCAGCTTCCACTTTCCGATAACCTAAGCTATCAAAAGTGACTCCAGCTTTAGCAAACAAGGAAAAAGACATTGCATAAAGAAAAAACCTATAGGTCTTCTCATAGAGTTGGCAGTGCTTAAAGGCTTTGTAAGAGTCCAAATAAGTACGTGCCTCTCCAAGCATATCTTCAACACCACTTTGGGGTTCAAAATCATCTCCATCATTGAAGATTTCATTAAATTTATCTAGAAGAGCATCGTAAATAACATTTGCACCTCCAAGAGCTGAGACAACAGCACTATCTTGTGAGAACATCCGTGAAAGAACTAATATATTAAAAGTCAATCGTTGGACTAATTCGTCACGGGTTTTGCAGGCGCGAAATGTATCAAGAAACAAACGATATGCCATAAAGCAGTTTTCACCGATTTTAAAAGCATAATCGTATTTCTTTAATTTCGTAACATCTAGAACTCCAGATTGGGGTTCATAGGGATACTCCTTGGAAACTCCGAGTTGCTCAGTGAAATATTTCCACTTGAGTCTCTCATACGTTTCTACCGTACAACACGTGAGAGTTCCAACTAGGAAAGCATAAGATAATAAAACTTTCGCTAGAAGGATGCTCCTCTCCAGCAAATACAAAAATGTTCCATCACTATCTCGCCATTCCATTTGAGTAATAACGAGACTAATGGTACCATTTATTATACCAGCAAGGATGATACCCCATTTTAGATAAAAAAGGAACTTACGATTACTAATTGATAATGCAAAAAGCAATAGTAATACCATATCCAAGATAGAGTATGTTGTGAAAAATACGATAAGTAAGGCGTATTTTAGTTTGTAATTTTTTAAAATGCCGTCCAGGCAAAGACGGCCTAATGTGCAAAGAGCACGGGAAATACACGTTAAAAACAACATATATAAAAGATTGGGTGTCACAGGACTTCTCGCTAAAAAGCACGCTTACACCCATAAGCGTCGACCCAAACAGTTCGCGAACATAGACAATTCATATGATCACTATGTATTGGTAATGTCTAATTAAAACGAAAATAAGAATAATAATGGTAATTTTCCTATTCATCTTAAATTTCAATCTCGAAATTTACGAGTAGAAAGATAAGACTATCGGGATCTTCATTAAATCCTTAAATTCGTCCCATTTGCCAAGACAAAGTTCGGGAATCTTCCTGCACACAAGCGCTACGCTTGTGAGTTCAACTTTTACATTCAAAGCGCAATAGAAGGACAATATCTAAAGCGTTTATACTCCAGTAAAAGAACAAATGAGGAGTCGTTTTACCACTTCATAACGAAAGAAAGTGGTACAAAACATTTTTCTAATTACCCTGTAATTAGAACAGCACCGGTTAATATTTAAACAGTCTAACCGGATTCTTCAAAACTGCTATCATAAATAGTTTAGCCATCTAGATCATATTACGATCTATACAAATGGCTAAAACCTCGCATAACACGCTAAAATAGCGAATAGTAGTAACGTATGCTACTAATACATATCATGCAACCAACGCAAATCGCTAAGAGTAATACGTTCTTACAATTTTTATGTATCTCTTGATACTAATAACACAAGAACGATTCTAACAAAATGCATAAAAGGTTCTATAACCTAGTGACTAGACTATAATATGATAAGAAGTAAAGTATTCATGATATTCAATAAAGAAAATCATAATAATTTATTTCCTCATTCTTCTCACGAAGAATAATGGGGGTTACGCCCCTTAAAACGTATCCGTACAGCGGATAATCTGAATATAGAGAAAACATCTAATAAAGAACTCTATATTATAACATACATAGATTACACTCAATGTG